CGTAGGCCTGCGCGCCGGTTAGTAGTTTCTCCCGCTCGGTTACGCCCTTATCGCCCCAATAGAGCGCCGTTGTTTCAAGGGCCGCCCATGCCGCCGCCGCCGCGCCGGCCGCGCGTTGCATCTGCCCGGCGAAGTCGGCGGCGACCGCGTCGAACTTCAGGCCGACGATGTCGGCGACCGACTTGGCCCAAGCCGCCAGCGCCGCCGTTGTCGTCGCGCCCAGATTGAAGTAGGCCGTCGCGTCTTCGCCTTCCGGCGTGCCAACGCTCTTTATGAACCGGGCGGCCACGTCGCCGAGCTTGGCTAGCGGCTCGAATATCGCTTCGATCGCCGCAGCCGTAGGCGCCTTGACGGTCTGTAGCTTTTCGGCAATGTCGAGGATGCCGCTGATAAGACTGATTGTCGCCTGGAATCCCTTACTGACAATCTCGATATTCTGCACGTCAAACATATTTAGGAAGCTGTCGGGCGACTCGCCGCGCCCGGCGTACTGCGCCAGCCCCTTCATCCGCAACAGCGCCGTCTCGAACGTGCCGACGAGTGCGTCGAACGCCGCACTGATCTCGGCCGCCGACGTCGTGATGTCGAACGATAGAAGCGCCTTGATGGCGTCGGTTGTGTTCTTGAAGATCGCCAGGAGGGAGGCGGTGAGTTCGGCGATCGATGCGAAGTTCTCGCGGTCGGCGTCGCCGATGATGCGTCCAAGCGTCTCGTTGATGAGGCCCGCCAGTCCGGCGANNTTACGCCAGTCCGGCGAGGCCCGAAAGGCCGATGCGCAGGCCCTCGACTGTCTGCTCGCCGATGAGGGCCATGACGGTCGAGGGCGACTGGATACCGAGCAGCTTGCGGATGCCGGCCGGTATCTTCGCCATCTGCGTGCCAACCCAGCCGGTCACCGCATCCCACTTGTTCTGGATGCCCTGCTTGATCCCGTCGACGATCGACGTTCCGATGCCAAGCGCCGCGTCAAGCGCCGTCTTGCCCAGCCCGCGCAGGAAATCCCACAGCCCGCCCAGCACTTGCCGGATACCCGGTACGATGTTCGCCGCCGTCGCCTTGATGGACTCCCATGCGCCGGACCAATCGCCACGGATGACGGCCATGACGGTCTCGACGATGCCCTTCAGCAGATTGAACCCGACGCGGAACACGCCGACCGCGAAGTCGATCGCACCGCCGATGACGGCCTTGATCTCGTCCATGTGGGCGCGAAGGAACGCGACGACAGGGCCGACGACGGCCATGATCTCGTCGAAGACGTGCGCCAGCGTCGGCGCGACGTTCGTGTTGAACCAGTCGACGACGGCTTGCACCGCGCCGCGGATGCCGCCGAACTTGTCGTCAAACTGTTGCTTCAGTTCGGCCAGCTTGGACCGCACGGCATCGAACACCGCGACCAGGATCGGCTTGACGTTGGCGTTGAACCAGTCGACGACGCGGCCGACGGCGTCTTTAATGTTCGTCCATGCGGCGATTAGCTGATCTTTGAATGAGACGCCGCGGGCGCCCGTATCGGAAAAGAATGCAACCAGCTTATCCCAAAAGGTTTGCACGGCCCGGACGCCGCTATCCCATGTCGTCATAAGATCGGACAACGACTGTGAAAGCCCCTCAAACCCGATAGCCCCTAGCGCGTCCGACAGCCCGCGAAGTACCGCCGAGAACGGCCCGGCGCCATCAGAACTTGCGGCCTTGAATCCGTCGATAAACCCGGTGAGCATCGGCGAGATAACGTCAAGCGCGCCCTTCAGCATATCGAAGATCGGCGCCGCAAGCGTCCGCTTCAGTTCGCCCCATGCATCCGACAGCGTCGATAGCTTGCCCTCAAACGTGTTCGACAGCGCGTCCATACCGCCGCCGAACTTCTCGGCCGCAATGTCTGTCGCCGCCTTGAACGCCTCGGGCAGCGGCGACAATAGCTCGCCGCTCTTGCTAAATTGGATGCCGACCTCTGCCATCTGCTCTTTGGTAACGACGCCCAACTCTTGCAGCCGGGCGATTGCCTCACCCGTCGCGCCGCTAGAGAACTTGCCGAACGTCAACGCGACTTCCTCGAATGCCACGCCCGTACCGGCGGCAACGTCACCGATAACCGTCCGCAGTTCTTCGGCGCTCTTGCCCGATAGCGCGAGCGCCTTTTCGCCCGCCAGGCCGAAGCCAAGCAACACCTTTTCGGCGCGCGCAATCTCGGGTAGCTCAAATGGCGTCTTAGCGCCGAACTCCGCTAGCTCCGCCAGCCGCTGCTTTGCCGCGTCGCTGCTACCCATAAGCGTCGTAAGCTGAGTCTCGTAACGCTCGAATTCCGCATTGCCGGCGGTCAAGCCCATAGCCGCGCCGGCGATGCCCTCGATACGGCGCTTGATGATGCCTAGGCCCATGCCTTCTAGGCCAAGCTTGCCGAGTCCGCCGGTCATGCGGGAGATAAGGCCCTCGGCCTTTGCGCCGCCGGCCTCTAGCCCGCTGGTATCGGCCGTGAACCTAACCGCCAGTTCCGACGCTACACTCACCCGCCACCTCTATACCGATCGACCGACATGCTGACTACGCCGACTAGCTCAGATCGTGCATACCTACTTGCTCGCGGCCGGCTGCCTTTTGCAGCTCTGCCCAGAACTTGCCATCGCTTGCGGTCCACTTGCCTACCGTCCGCTTGGCCGCATCCTCTCCGCCCGTCGACTCCCGCCAATCCGATACCAGCCGTTCGGCGTGCCGCGCCTCTAGGCAGGCCAGCGTCAAACGACGCCAGCGCGGCGATGAAAGCAATTCGACGGCCTTATCGGGGGCGCAGTTGAACGCTTGGCACACCACGTCAACGACGCATTCAAGCGGCTGCGGCGGCCCGTCAACATCGTTGGCGTCCCTTAGGCACCACGCCGCGAGACGCGCGAACCTTTTCCCCGCTGCTCAGCCGTCTCGCCGCCCTGCGCCGTCGTGCCCATGATCCGCTCGATAAGAGCTTGCAGGCTGGCGCTATTCAGCTTGCGCCACGCGGCCGGGTCATCCGGCGCACCGATCGGATCGCCGTGCTTGTCGGTCAACGTCCAGTCGTGAACAATCACCGACAGCGCCGCCGCCACCACGTCGAACGACGTTTCCGCCGCCGCGTCCGCCGCGTCTACGACCGCCTGCGCCGCGTCTACGGCCGCTTGCGCCGACGCCACGTCCTCACCGTCACCGCCCGCCCGCGCGGCGCTTAGAGCGGCCTTGGCGTCGGCCAGCCGCGCGGTGGCTTTCTTGACATCCTCGCCGACGCGGGACAACGAGCCGAGCGCGTCGGCTAGCTCCCGCTCTTCGGCGCCGTCTAGCAACGTCTCGATCGTCACCGTCTCGCCGACGAACGGCTTGACGCGCCGGCCGCCGAGCGCCGGAACCTCAAGGTCAGACAGGTCGATAACCTCGGGCGCAAGCCCCGTCTTGTATCCCATATGCCTACCCTCCCGTAAGCTGCTAGTGAGTAACACCCGTTTCACCCTCGCACCACGCCAGCGCGGGACGGGTGCGGGTCCGCTGCGGCGGCACCCGTCCCGCGCTGGCGACTAGACCTAGCTAGTGGCGCGCGCTACCGTGCTCGTACCCTGGCCGCTGGCCGAGTAGTTGACCGCGCTGCCCACGTCGAAATTGAGCGTGTAGTTGGTCAGGATCACCGACCCCGTATAGGTCGGGTTAGTCGCCGCGACGCTGGCATTCTCCGGCTGCCATACCCAGGACGTTGCGCCCCCGCCGATGAGGGCAAAGAGCGTGGCGTCAGACGTACCCGACGCAAAGTCGGCCGGGCCGCTCAGACTGTGCGTGTGCGTGTAGTCACCCTCTAGAAACGTCTTCGCACTATCGCCCGCCGTGGTCGTCTCGGCCGTATCCACGTCAAGCGACAGCGAGCCGGAACTCGCGTAGCTCGACAGGTTCACCGAGTTGACCGTCACCTTAAAATTCTTACCGTGCTTCAAAGCCATGTTGTACCGTCTCCTATGCTAAGGCTGGCCAGCCTATGCCGCCGTCGTCACGGTCACGAGAACCGTAGCCGACGTGAACCCCGAGAATGCCGAAGTCGTAAGCCGAAGATATGCTTCCGTCGCCGCCGTAATCGTGACCTGTACCGCCGTGCCGACCGTCGTCATTGCGCCAGACGTGCTACCGCTGATCGCGGCGAAGGCGTCGCCGCTTCCGTCGTCCGACGACTCTTGAATCTCCATCGTGATACTGCCGGTTCCGCTCGCCGAGACTAGGCGATAGGTCACATACTTAGTCGCCGTCGACGCGGTCGCGCCGTAGTTGACGCTCGTCTGATTGCCCGTCGCCGTGACCGCCGCCGCCGCGATGACCTTGCCGCGCCCGATGCGGCCGGTGCCTTGCAGATCGCCGTTGACGCCGACGGCCGAGCCGATATCGAAGTTGCGCGGCTGGCCAGTCCAGCGCACGACCTGTTCATAGACAACGTTGCCCGCCGTCGCGCCGCCAACGACGTTGGCTAGGTAGTGGTCATCGCCTTGCGTCGTGACCTTGCTAAACGCTAGCTCGTCGTAACCGTCGTCGGTGTTATCGTAGAACGCAGTAAACCCGGCCGTATGTCCGTAGTCGCCCTCTAGAAACGCCTTGGCCGTATCGGCAAACGTCGTTACTTCGGCCGTGTCAACGTCAATGCCGATCGTCGCCGAGTTGGCAAGGCTTGACAGGTTCAACCCGTCAAGGTAGATGGCGTGCGTCTTGCCGTGCTGAAGCGCCATTACTCACGCTCCCCACGGCCAGCGCCGCCCGGCCCGCGCTGCGGCNNCGGCCCGCGCTGCGGCGAGACGCCCGCCCGGCCAGCGTCGCCCGCAATGCCGCTAGCGCCCTCGCTGGCGGGTGCGGCTGGCGACGGCGCATCCTTGCCACCCTTGCCCGCCGGCGGCGCGGCTGGCGGCGCGTCCGGCCGCACGACCTCGACAAGCTCCGCGCGAATCCAGTGCGCCACGTTGACGCGGGCGCAGTCGTCGGCGTCGAGAGTGATAATCTCGCCGGCCGCCTCGCTGCCGTCTAGACCCGGAATCTCTAGAACGCACTTGCCGTAACGATCCATCGCGTTAGCGGTGATCCGTAGCGGCACCCCGACATATTCCATACTCACGGCCTACCTCCTACAGTATCCCGCCAACTTCTACCGGAATCAATGCTGACAACGTATCCAGGTCGTTTAGCTTGCTGAACCCGTACCGCTCGAATGTACCGACCGCCGCGTAATCGACGATCCCGCCTAGTGTCTTTGCCGATTCGATCGCATACTCTACGCCCGTCGTCGCGGCCGGGTCGATCAATGCATCTAGCTTGTCCTGCGCCGGGCCTAGCCCGCGCGCTAGCCCGACGTGTATCTCGATGACGAATTGTAGCGCATACTCGCCGCCGCCGGCCGGCCCGCTTGTGATACGCTGGCCGCCCGGCCTAGGGAACACGATCGCCACGGCAAGCCCGTTGTTTAGTCGCTCGCGCCCCGTCGCCACGTCATACGCCGCGACCTCTGGCGAGTCGAGCGTTGCGAGCCGCGTTTGCAGCCCGTCGCGGATCGTGGCGATAGTGGCCATTTAGGCGCACGTCCCGCAACGGCAGCGCGCGTCGGCATCGTCAACGCGCGAAGGCGCGTCCTTGGCGTATGCCACAAACACCGTATCCCAACGCCCGGTCGTGCGGTATGCCTTATGTGCGCCGAAAAGCGGCTCGATCTCCTCCACGTCCTGTTCGATTTCCATTACTCCGATATCGGCGTCAAGCCGATATATGACCGGCGCCTCCCCGTCCCTCTCAATCGTCACGTAGATACGCGCGCCCGGCCCGACCTCGTCGCCCCGCAGACGGCGCCGCATGTTGGCGGCGGCCCGGTTTAGGAGGCGATTACCAATCCCTGTATCGTCAATCATTTTACCCACCCGTTCTCAATCGCCTTCATCATCTTCGCCTGCGCCTGTTTCACGTCGCCGGCAACGTTCTGTACCGTCTGACTCAGCCAACCGCGCGTCGGTTGCCCGGCGCTAGAGCCGCCCGCGTAATTGTGGCGGTCGCTTTCCTCTAGAATCGACGGGTAGGACGTGCCACCGTTCGTCACGTTCGTGCCGACTTGCGCCCACTTAGGCGGGTCCGCCGGGTCAACGCCGGTCACGCCAGCGCCCGCCGCAAGGCTCGCGCGTAGATAGCCCTTGTCGATCGGCGCGCGCCCGGCCTGCGCCACGTCGCCGTGGGCGAGTAGGACGCACGTCTCCATATAGCGGCGTAGCGGAGCGCCGATCAGCTTGTCGATATCGTGTGCTCGCACGACGGTTACGGCGATTGCCTTGTCTGCCATGCGCCTAGCCTCTCGCCGCGCCGATACGCACCCGGCGACGGTACGGCTGTAGCAGCCGCTTTGTCGTCGGGTGAAGGTCCGGCACCATGATCGCCTTGCCGATCGAGTCAAACGACATGACGCCCGACGGCGCCGACTGCTGTTCGAGAATCCGCAAGCTCTCCAACATGACGGCCTCATACACCGGCAGCGGGACGGCCGACCATCCCCACGTTCCGGTGATACTCACGCCGCGCTGCAAGAGCGGGAAGGTGTATCGCCCGCTCCCCGTCGCCTGGCTGACGTGTATCTCGGTATAGGGCCAGCCGATGTCCGCCGCGTTGAACGGCGCTAGTTCGTAGTCGGCCGCCGCCCACGTTCGTTCGTAGACCTGATCGCCATCCTCGTCAGTTGCCAACGTCGTGACCGATACAAGGTCGGGCACCACTAGCACGTCCGACCATTGCGCGGTGAACGTCTTAGTGGTCGCCGCCGCGCCGTAGAAATGCCGGTTGCAGTACAGCTCGACCTGACGCGACACGGCCTCTAGGATCGAGTCATGCGCCGTGTTCTCGCCAGACGAGAATGAACCGCCGGCGTCTAGCCGCTCTTGGAACTGCGCCCGGCTGACGAGTAGGTTGGGCACGGCCTACGCCCCCGCCGCCTTGCGCGGGCGGCCGGGCGCACGACGCGCGTCGGCCGCCGTCACTTGCCGCGTGTTCGGCGGCTCGGCGATGTCGCGCGCTACGCGGTCAACGTCCGGGTCGGACGGCCACGCCTTCGCCGCCCCGGCCGGCGCCAGCGTGCCCGGCGCGTCAACGTTGACGGCCTCGGCCTGCGCCGGGTCTAGCTCGACTTGCGCGCCCTTGGCCCACGGCGAGCCAAGTGTTCGGCCAAGCGAACTGTCGTAATCCTGCGTCACACGGTACAGCATACAAGCCCCCCCCTAGCTGGAAACGGCGACGTACACCGTAACGCACGGCGCCAGCGCGTCAGCCTGCGCCACCGTAACGGATAGGTCGCCGGTCAGTGCGATCTTGTCGTATCCGTCCGTAATCGCCGCGTTCGCCTGCGTCACGACCGACGCGCGCGGGTAGAACCTGGCATCCGTAACGGTGTTCGTGGTGGCAAGTAGGTTGCCGCCCGTCGGATTCGAGAGCGCGATGGTAACGTCAGTCGTCGCAGCCGCGCTGGCGTGAAAGTCGAGACAAACCCACTCGCACCATCCGGGCTTGGCAATGTCAATGGTGCCGCTACCCGTCGCCGATCCTGC